AGAGTTAGTTTCACAACATGGGGGCCTACTGAGATATACTATACCAAACCATTTAGAATAGAACGATGTACCGAATCAATACATTTAGAAGCGCAATACCCAAACAATACCATCGATTGCAATGGGTACAAGCATGCATGTAGTTTCAACATATCTAGTATTGTAGAATCAAATAGGTTATTCATTCGAATACCAGCTGACATAGAACGTGAACCAAACGAAATTAAGAAGTCGTATAATTCGAAGTGCTACAATTTTAAAGCTGAAAAGATTAAACGCCACCGAATGAAATCAGACCCGATGCCAGAATGGATGGTAGATGAAGTCGAGAATATTTTAATGGCTCAAGAAATAAGTGTGGATAATTTACCTGTACTTATCGAGGATGCAAGTAATATTTTTCAAAATTCTGATATAAACGGACAAAATTATCAAAATATTGATTTACCTTTGTCGCAATGCAAGTGTGAAAATGTTTTTGCTTGTTAAAAAATAAGGGTTGCAAGTCCAAATTTTATAACAATTAAAAATAATAATTATGTTTTCAACGTGTAATACAGCGTGCGCCACTAATGTCGTATTGACTAAAACGGACCAATGTAAAGTTTACCAACGAAGCGAAGTACCAGTAAGATTAATTCTTAGCCTTTGTGATTTTGACTTCCCAGTAGGTGCTTATGCATCTGAGGCTCTAGCTGAAGCTATTAGCGAGGCAATAGATGATGGTAAAATTTCAGCGACTCCAGAGTTATCAGACCTTGTATGGGCAGACCCATCAACAGCTAATAAGAACTATCGAGCAAGATGTAGACCTGCCGATACTATCAACGTATCTCGTCAACTTACTGGGCGTGACTTTAACGCAACAGATGTAACTTCTGCTGGTTTAGAAGTGCCTTATGAGGATAGAATTTTTTGGCAATATAAAGTCAAAAATAAAGCTGTTAAAATTAGAGGATACGTGACTTGCGATGGTAAAATTTATCTTTTCTTAAATGAAAATGGAACTTTTGCTAACTATACTGTTCACCTTTGGACTGGCTTTGATACTGAAATAGATGGGACAAACGTAGAGTTTAAACAATACTCAATTACCTTTAATGGTGATCCTGTAAACTATACTACTCCCTATCTTGACATTATAGCTGCTGGTGCTGAATCAACTCTAGGTTGGTTATTTGAGTAACTTTTTTAAAAAATCAAAAAAAAACAAAAAATGAAAAAAATCCTTTTTTTAGTGATGCTGACACTCACAACAGCACTAGCCTCACAGGCTCAAATTACGTTAATCAGTTCCGAAGATGGAACTGTAACAGACACACTAAGCAATGCTAGTACTATGTACTTTACAACGCCTATCAATGCATTGGCAAATAGTCAATCGAATGTTTATCGTATTCAATTCACCAATGCTAACATTTCGGGAACTTCAACTTTTAAAGCTATTTACCAAAGTACTATTGATGGTACGAATTGGACTAATATGCATCAAGTTGCAGGTACTACTGGAATAGCGTGTGATACGTTACAAGTAACATCTGCATCACCTGCTTCATTTATCTTTGCTTCTATGCCTTCAACCACAACGAATGCAGGTAAGGCTAAAAGAATAAGAATTAAGTTTGTAGGTACAGGAACGCAAAAGACCTATATAAGTGGTGTACAAGCGTATGCAGTAGAAGATTAATTTAATTACTAAAAATCTAAAATGGATATAAATCAATTTATAGCCAAAAGACAAAAGCAAAACACAATGCCTCAACATCCGACCCACAGTCAAGATGTTGAGGCGTGTAATGCTATTCAGATTCACACCACAGGCGCACGACCTGCATACGAATCGAAACGTGGATTTATAACTCCCGAAACGTATCAAAAGAAATTCGATACATTGTTTCAAACGAGGTTATTGAATCGACACCCAAATGAGAATCCAAGTCATTACAACTGGCGGTTAAGCGTTTACTCGCCTGTTGCAAAAGAAATATTTGATAAATTTATGAGCCTTTGTAAAGGTTCAATTTTGCAGCCTAACAACTACTCAATAAGCGCTGATGATAGAACGAATGAGTATCTAACAAGCTACAAACTAGATTCGGTCCTTAGCGATATGATAGAGTTTATTAGCGTTAACCCAATAGGCTATATCGGTGTTATATCTAAAGGTGAAATTACACCCAACGAACCAACACGCCCGACGATTATAATGATTTCACCAGAAAACATGATAATGAACGATGGTGAATCAATGGCGTTTATGCATGATGGTAAGTATTGGTTTGTGAATGGTGAGATACAAGCAGAAGTTAATATTAAAACAGGCGTATATGTAGAATATACACACAATTTTGGTGAGTTACCGATATGGCGGTATTCCAATAGCTTTTTACAACCTTATCAATTTTGGAGTGATTTATTGGTGCGTAACATGAATGATGATGAAGCAATGGTTAAACATTATTCATATCCTAAGTTGCAAATAGTTGAGCAAGAATGTTCGACGTGTATGGGTCAAAAGATAGTACCCGACTTATCGCAACCATACGACGCTAATAATCCATGTACAACCGAATGCAATACGTGTCATGGTAGAGGTACTATTAGTTGGAATCCAGGTGATTTCCTAACGATAAGCGAAGAAACCATAATGAAAAATGGTGGTAATATGTACGACTTAGCTAAGTTCATAACACCCGATGTTGGTATTCCCGAATATCATTTGAAACGTTGGCAAACATTCTATGAAAGAGTTGAAAATAGTTTATTTATTGCACCTACAAACATAGGAGTTCAAAGCGGTGACGCTAAGAAAGAAGATAGAAAGGACCAATATATTTTTTTACAAACAGTTTCTAACTTTCTATTTGAGCAAGTAAGAAAGTCAGTAAGATTCATTTCAAAGTATCTTAATGTTACGAATGAAGATTACCCTATCTATATTGTCCAGCCTAAGCAATTCGATTTGATGAGTGATACAGATTTGGTCAATGAGTTTGCGTTATTGCAAACTAAAACCGATGATAGTCAAACATTAGGAGAGTTGAATTTTGTAGTCAATAATAAAATCTTTCGAGATGATTCGGTTCAATTAAAGATTAATGAAGTAATGTATTACACCGATCCGTTATTCGGAGTTAGTGGCCTGGCTTTGAAATCTAAGTTGTTGAGTGGTATTTATTCAACTCAAGATTTAACTATACATGAAAAAGGGTATAAAATCTTATTGAACCTATCTAGGGAACTCACAGAGGATGTATTTATTGATTTAGATACAAATGTATTGAAGGAACGTTTATTGGCTAAAATAGGCGAAGTAACACCTCAAGGTATTTATGGCTAAAAGTATCATAACTCAAAATGACTTATTCAAAGAAGAGATAGTTAATCGGTTGAGGGATAAGATGCCCTTAATCGAACAGCGAGTACTTGATGACATATTTAAAATCATTGATACTTACAATTCGGCAGGTGGTTTGTTCACAGGTGGAGTACTCAATGCCGAACAATTAATAGAACTTTCAAGGGTAATAGAGCAGTCATTGGTACGTAATGGATACGTTACAGACGTTAGAAAGTTTATAAGTGATTTCGGAAAGGTAACACTCAATACAGCTCAAGTCCTCAATGATGTTGGCGGTTATTCGTTCAACAAGTTACCACTATCAGAAATTGAAAAGAAATGGCAAAACGCAACTGCCGAAAGCCTACTCAATTCGGGTATCAACGAAAACTTTAAACGACCAATACTAAAAATACTTGATGAAACCATTAGCTATGGTGGTTCTATTGAATCAGCTAAAAAGTCATTGACAGAGTTTGTTGCAGGTGGTAATGATTCAAGTGGCAAACTACATTCATACTTAACTCAAACAGCTAGAGATTCAGTAGGTCAATTACAAGGTCAACAATTCCAAAGTATATCAGCTAACATTGAAACCGCTGGTGTGCGATATGTTGGTGGTTTACTTAAAGATTCACGAGGTCAATGTACGCATTGGGTACGTGACTTAAAAGGATTCATTGCGTGGGATGAACTAGATGAAGAAATAAGACTAGCTTATAAGAATGAGAAGTTAAAGAAAGTGGATGATGGGGTACATCGATGGGGCGGTATGATGCCAAATACGAATAAGACAAACTTTGTAGTTAAGAGGGGCGGGTTTAATTGCACCCATACTGCTATTCCTGTAAGAAAGAAGCCTTAGATAAATGTTGTACCCATTGTAGCGTAGGCTGGTATTTCTTTTTTCCTTTCCAACCACTCATGCAATATAGCAACTACAACTTCACTTTTCACAAAGTCTTTACCTTGTAGTAATAATTCAGCACGTTTGATATTTATTGCCTCATTGCATTTATCATCCATGTTTTGAATCAAGATAGCTTTTGCCATATTACGATTAATTATTTATAATTACAAAGGTAGTAATTTAATTATAATATACTAATTTATCTTTACACTATAATTATGGCACGACCTAAAAAAAATATTGACTTAGTACCGACCATTGAGCCTAAAATAGAACAAACTATCGAGGTTATAAATGAGGTACAGGCATTAACTCCAACCATCGAAGAAGTTAAACCTGTAAAACTACAAGGTAATGTTTTAATCCATACCGACAAAGTAAAACTTTTGAAGAACGGAAAGATAATCGCTATGGCAGTCGATAGAAAGTTTGCAGAGCGTAAATGTGCCGAAAATCCTAACTTATCAATACTATAAAAATGGCTGACGAATTAGAATTAAATATAGAACAAGAAGAAGTTGCACCAGTTGTAGAAGCTAAGGTAACAAACCCAATTAAAGCAGGGTGGTTAACTATTCGACATAAGACTAAAAAAGGTGGGGACATAATCGTGAACGCAAAACAATACGGACATTTATACAAAGAATCAGATTGGGAAGTAATCGAATCAAAAAAAAAATAACTTTCTTTAACAACGGAAAACAAATAACAACAGGCGGTTGCGCTAGCTGTGGGAAATAGTAAAACTAAACTAAAAAAATATGTCAAAAAACATTGAAAATTTATTGAAGGCATTGGGAATTGAAGACGTGACTGAATTATCAGCGTCTTTGTTAAGCGATGAAGAAAATCCTGAAACATTGGATGCTATCTTGAAATCTGCTCAAAGCTATTCAAAGCCTTTTATTGAATCGGAATTAAGTGGAAAGTTTAATGAAGAAAGAAAATCGTTGAAAGGTAAATACTTGAAAGAAGGCTTACTAAAAGCAAATAAGGCTTTCGGTGGTGCGTTGACTAACAAAGAAATTGACGATGTATTGAACGATCCTGCAAACGATGGTAAAACCTATGACGTTGCTATTGAACTATTGAAAACGAAAGTATCAAACAAGTTAGGTACAAGCGAACATGAATTGCAAAAGATGTTAGATACTGCCAATGGTAAAATCCTTGAGTATGAAACTAAGTTGCCAGAATTGGAAACTAAGTATAAAAACGAAGCAGCGGAGGCTATCAATAAGTTCAAACTAGATGGCGTAATAACTGAAAAACTTTTGAAAGTCCTAGATGGCAAAACGTCTATTGCACCAACAGCAGTTGCGGAGTTAATACGTGGTCAACTATCTAACAAGGCTTTACTACGTTTGAAAGAAGATGGTAACATTGGACTTTATGACTTAGTGAATACCGATACGCCACTCAAGAAAAACGATACAACCTTGCAAACATTTGAAGGCTTAGTAGATGATTTAGTTGAGAACTTTGGATTAGGTAAGAAATCAAATGGAACGGAAACAAGACAAGCAACAACAACGACAACTCAACAAAACGATAAAATACAAACAGGTGCAACAGGATTAGCTGCGAAGTTAGCTAGTGTTGTCGCATCATAACGATACTTGCAACCCTTTGAGGTGGGTAACCTCTAACAACAATTACAACTTGGATTTTCAAAGTTTTATCCTATTTAAAAAAACTAAACTTTTTCTTATTTGGCCTGTACAAGCCTATTTTAATTGTTACATATTTATAACTCTTAAAAATTAAAACAAATGGCAAATAATTGCACTTTGAACGTACAGGAAAAATTAAACAACCTGTATCGTTTATCAAGATTTCAAGCACCAACAGGAGCTTTAGAAATGGCTTACTCAGCACAAAACGGAGCTGAAGTACAAGCTAAAATGATTCAAGCGAATGGTAAAACTTCGCAATATTCTATAACTTATGCAGCGCCACAATGCGATACACCTATTGACTGCGGTTCTTTTGATTGCGCTGGGGCTGGTACTGATTCAGGAACTTTAACAACTTGCTTAACTTTCAATTCATTCGATTGTAAGTCAATGCCTGTTTGGAAGAACTTACCTATTACGTCTTTACGTGATTTGGGTAGTTTAGAAGTTCAAGACGTTTTCGCCTCTGCAATTTGGGATCAAATGCAGAAAATTAAAAACGCTATTGACGTTGATGTAGTTACTACTCTATGTACTGATGCTGGTTGTGTTGCAACTGGTGTTGATACTAAGACTTACAAACTATTGAACGCATTAGGCGGTCCAAACTTCAATGTTGATTACGACATCTTATCTGATTTTGCGGATGCAGGATTCAGCGGTGTTAGTCCATTGCTGTTGGGTAATCGTATTGTAAAAAAATATTCTCGTGGAATTAATGCAGGTGGTGTTGGTGATGCAGGTGTGAACTTGTCTATTGCTGATCGCTTTAGTTCATTCTATGATAAGAATATTGTTGCTGCGAATTGCGCACCTACAACAGAAGGAAATGAGGTTATGTTGGCTGCATTGCCTGGTATTGTGAACGTGTTATCATGGTCGAAAAATGCTGGTATGTTTGCATCTCGTAACTCACCACAAAGATGGGATTCAGTAGACCCTAGTTCGTTGATTCGTGAAGGTGAATCTTTCTTGCATACAGTAGTAGAAGACCCTGCAACTGGTCATTTATTTGACTTAGATTTGGTTTATGAACCAAAATGTCAAAAATGGCAGTATCGTTTAGCTTCTTACTACAAGACATTGTTATTGCCTGTACAAGGATGTAATGATTCATGTTTCAATGGTGTCGTTAAATACGACGTTTGCCCTGAAGCAACTGTAACTTGTGACTAGTCTGATTAAATAATGGGGAGGCTAATAACCTCCCTTTTTTAAAATTACCAAATGAATTGTTTAGAAAATATTATAGGAATTAAGGCTCAATGTGATGGTGCTGATACTGAATCTTTATCGGGTTATTTCGTTACGGATTATCCTGGCATAACTATACAAAGTGCATCGAACTACAATGATGAAAAAACCATTACAGGATTTAATTATTTAGTTGATTTGCGTAGACGTGCTATGTTGCGTTTGAACAACGATATACAAGCGTTTATAGCTTCAAATTATCGTGTGAATACAATACCTTCAAACTTGTGGAGTACTGGCAACTATGGCACTACTACAATAAGTGCAGGTACAAGCGGACAACGTAGAGGGTTAGTTATTTACAAACAAAATCCTAAATGTAGATTTAAAAAAATAGTCATTACGAAGGTTAGAGTTTACTCGAATTATACAGGTGATGTTACATTGAAAATAGCTGATACAAGCGGAGTTACTTATAACCCTATTGTTAGTTTGATAGCAGGTGAAATAAGTGAATTTAATTTGAATCTTACTATCGAAGGTAATGAAGTACAAATTACATTACCTAGTGATATTTCGGTTTACACCAATACGCCTTCATGTGGCGTTGGTTGTAGTGGTACATTGAAAAATGATTGTGTACGTGTGAATGGGTTAAACAACTCAACAACGAATACTACTGAGGCTTATGGCATTGATGTGAGTACGATATGCAAATGTGATTTATCAACATTGATTTGCGACATGGCAACAACTAATTTAATCGGGCAAAGTGCCTATGAATTATGTGGTGCAATGTTTTATGATGAAATGATAAAAAACCATCGTTTGAACTATTTAACTATTTACAAAGGTGAAGAACTAGCACAACAAGCACAAGCAGGATTTGCTACCTACAATGGCTATTTGACCAATGCAATGAATGGTATGCGGTCGTTCTTAGTCAACAACGATGGAGGCTGTAAATGTGTTGACTGCTCGGGCGTTCAACTTAAAACTAACGTATAATGGGTTTTGAAGTTCTATCGGAAAGATTAGCAGAAATAGCAAGGAATTTAGATGACCAATTTCCTACTACTATTGCTATGCAGTCGATGATAGAAGTAGAAGCGGAGTTTAAAGATAGAGTGTTTGCGAAAGGCTTGAAAACTGATGGTAGTCCGATAGGTACTTACTCAACTAAACCTAGCTACTACGATAAAGATTCATTCATTCGTAAAGCCTCATTCAAGCCTCAAGGTAAGGTTAATAAAGGTAAGTTTAAGAATGGTAATCAACGCAAATCAATGTACTTAGCTCAAGGTTATAATCAATTTAGAGATATACAAGGTCGTGAAACACCAAACATTAATTTAAAATATTCGGGAAGTGAAGAACGTGCGTTAAGAGTTTATAAGTTTGGTAGTGAAGTCCTATTTGGGAACGCTGATAAAACCGAACATGTAAAAATAGAAAGTCAAGATGATAAATATGGTACTATATTTTCATTGAGTGTTGCGGAGGGTGAATTTTTAAAACAAGCTATTGTTGACAAGGCTATAATTGTTGCTAAAAAATGAACATACTAGACAAAATAAAAACAGATTTACTAACTAATTACCCTCAATACAATGATGGGTATGCCAATGTATCTAAACCATCGGGAACAGAGATAGTAATGGATGAAAACGGGAACTACTCGGGGATTTCAGATAACAAAGGAAACTATTTTTACATACGAGATTTAAAAGAGGCTACATATAGACCATTTAATAGATCATGTAGAGTGTTATCATACGAAAAAACAAGTACTTATAGAATCGTATCTATAACAAGCGGATTAAACGAAGATGAATTGCAACTAGCTTTACTAACTGCTATCAGTGAAAATGGATGTGTAGTGAGTAGGTCAGTTAGTAGTAAGACACAAGTATTTTTTGAAGAAACAGGTACAAGAAATATAACGGATTCATTTAAAAATGTATCTTTGCTTTTGCTGGACTTCGAGCAAACAAGTTTGATTTCTGCAAAGAATTGTAAAACCTTAAATTGTGAATGCTAATGTGTTGTGAAAATCCACCGATAGACTTAGGATGTGTAGGTAGTTGCGATCCTATCATTACTAATGTAGTGTCTAATTGTGCAACATCATTTACAATGGTATTTGAGTTTAATAATACATTAATAACAAGACCTTTATCTTATACAGGCACAGGGTACGTATCTATTCCTCCAGGTATATTCCCAGAAAATTCAGTCGTTAATTTTAAATTATTTGATTCGGCGGGCGTTTTTATAAATTGTTTTGTTGTTCGTATTAATGTTGGTATGATTATGACTTACCCAGCAGGGGAAGAACTAACATCGAGAATATTATTGACTAAAGAATTATGTCAAGAAGGTTTACCAAATTCCATTTTACCTGTTACGGTTGATGTTTTATTTAATGATATTACTTTGCTTCAAGTAGGAAGTTTATTCACGATAGAACAAAACTATATTAGTGGTGGGGTTATACCATACGCAATTACCGCTGTTTCTAATGGTATAAATGTTATCGGGGATATGATAGTATTACAAAATATAGAAGATATTGGAGGGAATAATGTAAGACTTGAGATTAACTACGTCATCCCCAACTGCTCACACGAATTTAGATTATACTTATCTGTGGTTTGTTTTGGTTTAGTTCCAGATGGTGTATCACTAGGTATTCAAACACCATCAAATGATTTAATAAATTAAAAAAAATGGCAACTAACAACATATTATTATTTTTGATGCTTTCGGTTGGTGCAAGTGGATTAGGTTCGTTATATCTTCACTTGATTAAGCCTATGCAACTATTGTCATTCATGCAAAAGCCTTTGGACTATTTCAAGGATAAAAACGTATTCATGTACAAGTCATTAGGAGGTTGTAAAATTTGCACAATTCAACGATTCGCGGATGTTATATTCATAGCTTATGCTTTACTTACTAACATTAATATATGGCTTGTATTGCCTTTATATTGCGTTTTTGGTGGCTTAGTATTCTATGCTACATCATTAAACGAAAAGTCGGT